CCTTTCGACCTTCGACCAGAACCGCTCGATGGGATCCTCGCGAGTCATTGCTGGGGGCTCCTTAACTGCGGGAGGAGACTTATCAAGTGTACCTCACGCCAGCAAGGTTTAGGGAAATGGGCTTCGGCATTGACACCTCCGAGCTCGACAACACCGAGCTCCTGTCCCTGGTCAACCAGGCGACGACGGTGGTCAACGCCTACTGCAATGTCCCCCGGATCCCGCAGATGCACGACTTCCGGGGCGGCACGATCACGAACGAGACGCACACCTGGCGCTACCCGGTCAACTCCCTCGACATCGGACAGCGCCGCGAGTACCTCTTCCACTGGCCGATCCTGGCGATCTCCAACTTCCGCATCTACGTCACGAATACCCAGTACATCGAGATCGCCCCGACCGAGCTGATGATCAACAACACGGAGAGGTACTTCGAGATCGTGTCCCTGGCGATCACGAGCTTCGGCCTGTTCAACGCCCTCATCGTTCCCAACGTCTACCTCGCCTCACCGCTGGCGAAGACCAGCTACACCTACGGCTGGGACTTCGAGGTCGCAGACGAGTCGCTCTCCTGCACCGACGGCCAGACCTGGCGGGCCCAGAACCAGTTCTGGTTCACGGACACCGGACGGGAACCGGTGATCAAGAAGAACGGTGCCGTGGTCACCACCGGCTTCACCGTTGACGCCGCTGAGGGAACGGTCGTCTTCACGGACAACCTTCTCGCGACCGACACCGTCAGCGCGACCTACCACCACAAGCTCCCCACGGACATCCAGTACGGGACCGCCCACATCGTGGCCTACCTTCACGGCCAGTCCGAGCTCCAGGCGCGGGGCATGGCTCACCTGACGAAACTCAGGGTGGCCGAGGTCGAGATGGAGAAGGACCTCCGGCGAGGTGGAGCCAAGGGCCTGGTCGAGAACCTGAACATGCTCGTCCCAGAGGCTGCCCTTCTCCTGGGTGGGTACGCCGCAGACCATTTGACGGTGCGCTGATATGCCACGGCAGGACCGCTTCCTGACCGAGAACCAGATGGCCCGGATGCGGGATCTCGCCATGCTCGGGATGATCACCCCTCTCACGATTGAACGCCGGGCAGAGGGACCCATCCCTGCGGGTGGCGACTACGGAGACGACTTCCTCTCGTACACGCAGACGAACGAGACAAGGCGCACCGAGGTCAAGGGCTGGTTCCAATCCACTCCGACCCCGGTCCAGGAAGTGGACACGGGCCAGATCATCACGGTCAACACCTACCGCCTCTACCTCCCGGTTGGGACCGATGTCAAAGTCGGTGACCATGTTCACGTCGCGACCAACCCCATCGACGACTACACGGTCAGCGACACTACGGCCGAAGGTTCCTGGCTGCCGCTTCTGACGTGCAGTCTGAGGAAGAAGGAATGAAGCTAGAGGTGTCGCCAGGTCCGTCGGCTGACCACGGAAGAGATGTTCTGGCGACGCACGCCGAACATGGGACCGAGGTCAACTGGGCGCTCGCCACGGGCAGCTCGATCTCGTATATCCCGGACCTGATCGTCGGTGAGTTTGGATGTTCCTACCTTCTCCCCAGTTGCCTGTCTTCGCTTCGCGTTCCGGTCGGCCACATTGTCAGCTTGGGACCCGAGGAACAGGTGGGCAGGATTGACGCAGAGCGTGACATCGCAATGGTGGAGAACACTCTCACCCTCTGGTATCGGACCATGGGCATCTTCGTAGGCAACTCGATGGGCGCTAACCCTACGCCCGTGGCGTTTGAGACTCCCATATCCTCGCCCGTTCGTGCCCTTCGTCCACAGGATGCAGTCGTCCATGACCAGATGGTAACACAATGATCTCCTTCGAGGAGCTCGGGAAGGTAATTCTCGAGGCCGCTACCGAGGCCCTTGGGGAAGGCGCAAACATTGTCGCTGCGCGGGCCAAGGCTTTGGCTCCGGTGCGCCACATCTTCCAGGGTGGCGGATCCAGCATTCGTCCTCAGTCAGCCTCTCAATCGTCGGGTATCAGCCCTCTCAGCTCCAGTTCCCTGAACAGAACGGCCCAGGCCGTCTCGGGGGCTCGCCCGCCAGTCAACTGGCGAGGACGCCGCCTTGCGGCGGCATCTGCTGCTCTCGAGTCGTACGACGAGGGTGATCGTTCGACGCTCACCAGGCGCGGGGCATACGAGGTGCGCCAGGCGCTATCTCATCCAAAGCCAGGGAGTCGCTCCCCGACAGGGAGACTCTCTCCTTCCTTCGCCACCTTCCAGCACCTCAACGTCGGCGGTCGGTTGCGTGGAGAGATCCACGCCGCTCCCGCCACATTGGCTGGAAGTCGGGCTGAAGCATGGGTCATCTCACCGACCCGCTACGCGAAGTACCAGGAGTTCGGGACGCGCCACAACGCGGCCCACCCCTTCCTTCGCCCGGCGGCGGCCGAGAGCCGAGCTGAAGTGGTCAGTCGCATTGCGGCTGCCGTCACCGGGGCTGCCCGCACGGGCTCCGGGAAGATGGAAATCGAGATCGTGGTGCGGCTGTGAAGGAGGAGGACTGATGCCGGGGTTCACGCTCGACGCTCTCGTCAGGCGCCCCACATCAACCAGCGCCTCCGTCAAGCGAGCGGTCGTGCGGGCGCTTCGCGCCTCACCCTCCCTCGTGTCCGCCATCAGAGGCGGGATCCACGAGGGGATCGCTCCCCGCAAGGTCCGATACCCATTCATCACCTATCAGCTCGTCGCGGCCCCGTATGCGTATGACTGGACCGGCGTGCTGCTTCAGGTGTTGATCGACGTCTCGGTCTTCGCGGAGAACCCCGTCGATGCCAACAACATCGACGCGCTCATTGCTGGGGCCCTCAACGAGGCTGGGCTCAACATTGATGGGCAGACTAGCCTGCTTTGCCGCCGGGTCGCGGATCTGCCGACGGGGCCAGACATCGACTCCGAGGGGAAGCGCATCTACCAGGTTGGAGGCTCGTACTCCATCTGGACCGATCAGTCGCTGTAGGAGATACCAATGGCGATTGACGGGAAGCTTCATGGCAAGAACGGTGCTTTCTACATCAACGGATCGAAGGTCTCGAACAAGACCGAGTGGACCCTGAGCATGGCCCGTGATTACGCGGACGTCTCCACCTTTCGCGATGCGAACAAGGTGTACGCCGCCGGACTCATGGACATCTCGGGGACCTTTGCGGGCTTGCTAGATGTCGATGGGGATCTCGCTCTCCAGAGCAACAACGGGACCGCCTACACGGTGGCCCTGTATGCCGAGGACAACACGACCCTCATCGCCTCTGGTCCGGCGTTCGTGGATGCTTCCGTGACGGCCAGCATCTCGGATGCGGTCCGCATCTCCGGCAACTTCAAGGCTGCCGGGGCGTGGACGATCTCCTGAAGGAGTGAACAATGGCAACTGGAGCCGGCACCAAGCTGCACGGCAAGAACGGGGCCATCTATCTCGGTGGCCTCAAGGGCACCGGGGTCAAGGTCACGACCAAGACCGAGTGGACCCTCAACCTCTCCCGCGACTACGTCGATGCCACCGTTTTCGGTGACGTCAACAAGACGTACCTCGTGGGCCTGAAGGACATCCAGGGCACGTTCGCGGGCCTCCTGGACGTCTCCGGCGACTACCAGGTCAACGCGGCCGGGTCGGACGCCATGAGCATCTACCTGTACGCGGACGACCGGACCTCGAGCGAGATCCTCATCGCCCACGGCCCGGGCCTCATGGATGCCTCGATCACGGCCTCCGTCACGGACGCGATCAAGACGACCGGCAACTTCCGCGCTGCCGGCGCATGGACCGTCTTCTCCAACGGTTCGCTCACCTAATCTCGTAGCATCCACGCTGGAGGCGTCCGAATATCGGCCCCTCCCGGCTGTCAGCCGCCTCCAGCGCAGGGAGTTCGCGATGGGATACTTGTTCAAGACAATCCGGTCAGGGATTTACAAGCCCGCCGGCACTGTTGAAATCCCCTTCCTTGGAGCCAAGGTCGGGGAGATCGCTACCTGGACGCTTCAACGGCGTGGAGATCAAGGTCGGGATGCCGGCCTCTACGATCTCCACGCCGTCTTTTCATTCGTGAGTGATGCGCTCTGGAACGATGACGAATACGGCAAGGTCATCTTCCTGAACCTGACTCCGCACAAGCAATACAGGGTCGAGAACGAGCCCGAAACCCGAACGGTACGGGAGGGTCGGACCCTATTGATCGAAGGGGTAACCATTCATGACACCTCGCGCAGCCAGTCTGACTCCTGATTTCCTCGAGGAGGAGGTCACCGTTCGTGGCGTGACGTACCGCCTCCGTGAGCTCTCCATCGGTGACTACGACGAGCTCGTGAAGAAGGCGACCACGAAGGTCGCGAACCCCCTCACCGGCCAGGACGACGAGACCATCGACAACTCTCTCCTCCTGAAGTTCATGGTCCTGCGCTGCTCGGTCGAGCCGAAGCTCACGCCTGAAGCGCTCGCCAACCTCCCCATGCGGGTGGTGCTGAAGCTGAACCAGACCGTCAACCGGATGCATTACGGTGACGAGCCGGAGACCGAGAAGAAGGCTGACGACGCGGCCGAGGAGACCCCCAAGGGAAACGCCTGACCACTCGTGACCTCATCTTCCGTATCGCGGCCAGGTACGGGAAATGGCCTCACGAGGTAGCGGCACTCCCTTTTCATCTCTACCTCGCCTTGCGCGAGGATTGGATCGGCCGAAATACGGTCGCCGCAGAGGGCGACAAGCTCGCAAGCGTCGAAGACGTAGTCGAGTTCAACGCTGAGGCTTTCACTGGAGAGTCGGTGTAGCGCCCGGGAGAGATCCCTATGTCAGGTGAGACGGGCGAAGTCAGCAGTATTGGCGTAAAGCTGACCCTCGATGCCGGGGAGTTCATGGGTGGCATGAAGGCCGCCCAGGGATCCCTCAATACGTTCCAGCAGCAGGCAGCGAAGGCCGGGTCCGGCGCGAGCCAGCTCAAGGCCGGAGGCGGAAAGCAAACCGCCTCCGGGCCTTCGTCTGCTCAGAACCTGGCGGGTGTCAACGTCTCCCTGGCTCTCTCTGACTCTCAGCTTGCCCAGCTTCGCAAGCGGATCCAGGGCGCCCTCCAGAACATCCCGATTACCGTCACCACATCTGGTGCCAAGTCGGCCAGGGCCGAGGCTCAGTCAGTCGTTGCGGCAGTCAGCACTCCTGCCATCGGATCCCGGACCGGAGCCGCCCACGTCGTTGATCGGGCCGTCCGCCAGAACCTCCCCCAGAAGGCCCACGGCGGACCCGTCCAGGCCGGGCGTGCAGTCATCGTTGGCGAGCACCGTCCCGAGGTCTTCATCCCCCGCAGCCACGGCCATATCGAGCCGGACGCCACGCGGTTCTACCGCGAGCAGGAGCGCTTCCGCCGACGCGAGGCAGAGCTCGCTGCGCTCAACTACCAGACCCAGCGACGCCACGAGCGCGAGATGGGACGCCTTGCCGGAGGACCCGTAGAGGGCCCTCTGGCTCGTCGTCTCCGCGAAGGCGCGTACCGGCCTGCCCCGCCTCCTCCCGTCGAGCAGCCCCAGCCGACCTTCGAGCCGGAGTGGATGCGCCGCGCACGCGAGCAGCGCCTTCCGCCGAAGGTCTTTCGCATGGCCGGCGGGCCGGTGCGGACCTTCACGGTTGCGGACCCCATGGGCCTCCACATGCGGCCCTCGAGCGTCCTGGCCCAGGTGGCCCAGCACTACCCCGATGCTGCGATCCAGCTTCGCAACCTGACAAACGGTGCGTCTTCCAACCTGTCCCCCAGGAGCATGATGGGCTGGGCCCAGCTCATGGCGATCCCGGGCGACGAGATCCAGATGATCGGCAACGAGGGATCGGAGCTGGCCCTTCACCAGCTCGCCCGACTCGGTGGCTCCCCGAAGCTCACCGGGCTTGCCAGGCGGCGCCTGAAGAGGCGTTGGAGCGAGAACTGGGCAGCATCACACGCCTGGCGTGGCATTCGGCATGCCGGCGCTGGAGCCATCGCTCTCCGGGCGACCCTGGCGAACGAGGGTGGCACCTTCCCGCTCTACGGCGGCCCCCAGCCCCCGAAGGGCTACGCCGTGGGCATCGAGACCGGAACCAGCCAGCTCGCTGACCCGAACGATCCCCGTGACTTCTTCCGAAAGTACAACGCCCAGCGCAAGGCCCAGATGGCGGCCGGCGACTTCCCGCCCTTCGTCGGGACCTGGCTCCACGAGGGCCAGATCCACATCGACCCGGCTGCCGTCCTCGGCCGTCGCCGCGAAGCTGATCTCGTGGCTCGAGCCAAGTCCCAGCTCGCCTTCTTTGACCTGAAGCGTTTCGACGAGATCCCCACCAGCAGCAAGAAGATGAGGTCAACGGCCGAGCGGGTCAACCAGCTCATCATGTCCGGCCGCAAGCGCATGGCTGGTGGATCCGTCCGTGGAGATGCCCGACGCGCCCGTGCCTACAGCATCACTCATGCGCACGGAAATATCAAGGGTTGGGAGAACGCCCAGTGGCGCCACCAGGAGATGCTCGAGATCGAGGACCGGATCAGAGCTGCTCGCAAGGAGGCGGAGAGCCGCCGGATCCCCGGTTTCGCTACGAGCGCATGGGAGACCTTCCCTCTCCCCGCTGAACCTCTCGTTCCTCTGACCGGTGAGACAGGCAAGTTGTGGGGAGATGAGAAAAGGGCTGGTGGCCCAGTCCACGCCAAGCATGGTGCTGTCGTCGGGCGGATGACCCAGGAGGAGCTGGACTTCGCCGGGAACTTGCGAGCAGCAGCGGCTCGGATTTCACCGGACCAGATGAAGTTCGGCAAGGCTTGGTATGCCGATGCCCAGAACTGGATCAACGAGCAGTCCGTTCGCTATGGGATCGACCCGACCACGGTTCGTGGTGTGACTGCCGCCCTCTCGGCCGGCACGTCGTGGCAAGCCAACAAGACCAAGGCTCACAGGGTCCTCCAGACGCACAGAATGGGCCTGTTCGGTGAGTCGTTCCCCTACAACATGAGGCTCGATGCCCACGGGAAGGCCAGGGCCATCCTCGAGGGAGCGGACCCAGAGAGGATCCTCGGCCATACCCCAAAGGTCGGGCCGTTCTATCGGAACCTCGGT